TCTTGCCGGTACCCGAGGTGTTGTTAATTAGGTTAATGATGGCGCCCTTGAGGTTCAGGTGTTTTAGTAGCGGAGCACCAAAAGCAGTGAAGAACCCAAACGCATGTGGTTCGAACCCCGGCATGTCGTAGGTGTTGATAACCTTCTTCCATTCTTCGAGCGATCCTGCCGGTTCAAAGTATGGAGATGCCTGAGATGTGTAACTTGAAGGGGGACTGTAGCGATCTCCGTCGGGGCAAATCTCTTGGTCGCCAATCACAAACGAGCCGTTCTTTTCCGTCCATCCAAACTGCATCCTCATAATCTCTGCTCCTTCTCTGCACTGTAGTTCTTTTACGAATCTGACGATGTAAGCCATGATTGACTCCATCTGCTTTTTTAACGCCACAATCCCATACCAAGCAAGTTTTTCCCTCAATTTGTCACTGGTCAATAGGTCAACTGCTGGTAGTGCAAACTCCCGCACTCCGTCTTTGGGCGTGTGCAGACGCATCCAAATAGTTTCGCCGTGCTGTGGGTCTTTCATCCGCTTGACCACGTACAAGTCATGCTCGTAGATCAGCGTAGGTTCGTCTTCCTCATCTTCCCCCCTGCGGTACACCCCACCATTACGCCCTCTGAAGTAGGGGAAGGGGTACTCAGGTATGGTGTAGGTGACAGGCTTTGAGACGTCCTCGGCTTTGAATTCGATCTCGTTTGTTTCGGACTCGAGGATCTCTTGCCCAAGGACTATTGGGGAGGAAAGTTTGCCTTTGTGGGGGCAGTTGTCGCATCCTCCGGGGTTGATCTTTTCAATCGCATCGCACGTGTACGGCCCTTTAATCTTGTTAGCCTTGTCTTCGGTTTCCTGTGGCGAGTACTTTTCATGCTCTTTGGACACCTCATGGATAGCAGAATCTCGGTCTACACAGTAGGCAGCTATGGATAGTGCCGCCCTCCACAATGGTTCTTCAATGGTTGTTTGTTCTTTAACTGCTTTCTCTATCTGAGCACAGCCATTCCCGTTTTCGACCTTAGCCCACAAGACGGAGAACCGGTTTTGCTTGTTGCCCATCAGAGACTTAGTTAACTCGTTTAGCGTCGAGGGTCCGTAGTCAGGTGCCTCGGGCATCTCTGTCACACCGATTGCGTTCTTGAACACCTCCAAGTCCACCTCGGGGGAGACGCACATCAGGGTTACATCAAGCGGTAGGTCGCCCTTGAAGTTTTTCGTGTCAGGGATGCGCAGTATGGATGCAGCATCTGCTGTTCTAGCGGGGTCGGCTTCAAGCCCTTTTAAATGACAAGCACGCTTGAGCTGATCGGCAATTGGTTTCCATTCTTGCCTAGTAAGTTCTTTGTTGATCCCCCAGTAAGCATGGAGTCCACGACCGGAATTGACCAACGATGGTTTAGGTAAGCCGACTTCAGCGCAGAAGTCTTTGAAGGCAGATAGACCTTCGGCTTGGGTTTCGTATGGCTTGCCGGGGCCGCAGTCGATGTCGAGCCAAAAAGCCTTGATGGCCTTTACGTTATCGGTGGTGCGGGTGGAGTTAGTCTCGTATTTGGAGCAAGCAAAATAAACGTCGTAGTGTTTGGATAGTAAATCTTGTGCAACTGTCTCTACTTCGTCTAGGGTCTGCACGAAAATTTGTTTCGGCATCCCTGTCTTTTTTAGTGCTACTACGCAGTACCACCCCTGTGTGGATAGCACTGCCGACAGTAAATCCTTCATTGCCATAGCCGCCTTTGTGCGCCACGCTAAAAAAAGGTAGGGCGTCAGGGGGCGCGGCGGTACCCCTCTTTGTTCCGTCGAACTAGACGCCCTGTTAGTCTACGCTAAAGCCAACTTGCTCCAAGATGGCAAAGATCTTTTCTGTCTGACGCCTACGTGGCATCCAGTCACCGGTGAACCACTTGTAGATGGTCATGCGGCTTACCTCTAGATACTCGGCGACGTCATTGACAGGGATCTCTTTAGAGATGCAGTACCGCCCCAGTATTACACCGGGGTTGTCGGTACTCGCCTCTAAATTAGCCTTGATGATTCGTGATGTGTAACCCCGGTTGTCCATGGTTACGCATCATCTGTAGACCACTCATTAAGCACGTCCACAAAGTCTTTCTTTGGGGCTGGCTCAGCGTTCTTTTTACTTGGACGCTTGGTGGGTTCGGGGATGGCTTCTTCAGTCGCCTCGGCTTTAGGCGCAGAGATAGCCTTGGGTTTGCTGTCAGTCTGAGCAGGGGTCTGAGTAATAGCTGACTTCGCCGCCGCACTAGAACCTTTATCACGTGCCGACTCCCACTCATCACGCTCCAAGAAACGCACGGGCTTGAAGGTAAGCTTGGGGGTAGCGCTGTCGCTGTCAAGGCGCATCTCGGTGACAAGGGTGTTGATGTTCTTACCCTGCGAACCAACGTACTTAGCGTATTGCTGGAACGGCATCTTATCGGTATCGCCACGACCAAAGATCGAGGTAGCCGCAAGAGTCAACTGATACACGTCGCCATGCACGTCGTCAGCCAAGAGAACAGCAAGCTTTTGCTGGAACCGGCATGCACGTGAGTCGCCTTGACCCGAACCCTTGATGTTCTGAGGGCAACCTTCACAGGTCTTGTTCTGAGGACTCTCGATGCTGGCGTCGGGCGTTTCTCCGTCGTTTGACCAGCAGTCGGGGGGTGCAGTCTCACCGGGGACGTACTTACCAGCGTAGTACTGACGAGATACCTTGGGTGCGCCGTTCACAATGACGATATTCATGGCGCGGTTTTCGTTCTTAGCAATCTCTTCGCCGTTAACCATAAGGCGGAACACGCCGCCACGGATCGAGATACGCTTAAGACCGGTGTTGCCTGACAGGGATTTGGTCAGGTCATCAAGTTCGACTTCCTTGAGGTAGTCGGGGACGTTTTTATTAAACAGAGCAATGTCACTCATGGTTACTTTCTCCTTATGGTGATTTCATATTCACTATCAATGTTCAAGCCGGGAGGATGAGCATCGGGGTTGTTCTCCAAGAACTCCTTCATGTTCGTCTGATGTATCCTCTTCTCCAACAACTCCATCGTACCGTTCTCACGCATAAAGTCGTAGAAACTTCCCCAGTCGTTAGTCCAGTAGCGATTCTTCACTGTGCGGTACGCCACACCATTCGGCGTGGAGAAGCTTGTAACGCCAGTTTCTTTCGAGATCTCAATCAGCTTATGCTTCAAGATTGTCATCTGCTCTTCGATCTCAGAAGCTTTTGCGGTGTACTCTTTGTAGAGTGCATCCTTTGTGTCGCGCATCTTGATGTAAGTGGTGACGATCTTCTCAATTGACACGTCCATAACTCTCCTTATCTGTCGGATCTGTTGTCCGTTTTACAACTGTAACCCCGTAACTTTAGTCTGTCAAGTATTAATTTCGTTTTTGTAGAGGTCGATGATACGGCTATGGAAATGCAACTTGCTCTGAAGCATGCCGTACAACTTGGACTCTACGGGACTGCCCTCAATATGCACCACAGTTACAGGGTTCTTTTGTCCTTGCCTATGCACCCGTGCGTTTGCCTGTAGGTAAAACTCAATTGAGGTCACAGGAGCATACCAAACCACAACGTTTGCCGCAGTTAGGGTTACTCCGTGTGCTGCCGCTTGAGGCTGGATGAGAAGCACTTTGGGATCTTGTTGTTCTTGGAAGCGTTTAAACGTGTCGGTGCGTTTGTTAACACTCACACTTCCGTCGATGATCTCGGCGGTGATTCCGTTTTTGGATAGGAAATCTTTTAGTAGCGCCAGAGTGTGTGTGAAAGGTACAAAGATCAGCACCTTGTGTGTGGCTTCCTCGATAACCTCTAGCACGGCAGACAGCCGGCTTGCCACGTCAAACTCCACTACGTTGCCCATGTCGGTGTAGACAGCACCGCAAGATATCTGAAGTAGTTTAGTCAAGTTAGATGCGGCGTTGACTGCTGAGATCTCTTCGCCAGCCGCTTCGATCATCATCTCCCTCTTCAACTGCTTGTAGTACCTAGTTTGCTGAGGAGATAGAGGGGCGTAGCGGGAGGTGTAGGTGACTTCGGGTAGGTCCAAACACTCGGCCTTCGTAAAGCGGATAGCGGGTTGGAGCATTTTGTGAATCGTTGCTTCTGCTGACGGTTTCGGTATCCACTTGAATCTTGTAATCTGGTACATCACAGAGTCTCTGAACCCACCAAACAACATGGGGGCCGTGTCGGGGACACACATCTTAGCCAAGCCATAAGCATCAAGAGGGGACTGTGCGGCAGGGGTGCCTGTCATCATCCACATCCACGTGTTGTGGTTCATGACCTCTTTCATCGCTTTGAACCGCTTGGTCTTTGCGTTCTTATATGCGTTGGCCTCGTCAATGATGATTAGGTCAAAACCGCCGTTTTTGATGTCGTCCTTCACAATCTCCAGCCCATCATAGTTAATGATGACATAGTCAGAGATGCTGTTGATGATTTCCTTGCGCTTGTTTCGGTCGCCGTGTGCGACGTTTACCGTACGATGCAATGCAAACTTAAACAGGTCGGCTTGCCACGCAGACTGCATGATCGACAACGGGCAGACGATGAGCACTCGGTTTATGTGCTTCTTCTCAAGCAAGTAGTCCGATGCCCAAATAGCCGATGCAGTCTTGCCGGTGCCCTGCTCGTTAAAGCAAAAAGCTCGTTTATGTAGCGTTAAGAATGACGTAGTCTCGATCTGATGTGCCATGGGTCTGAACAGTCCGGGCCACTTGTAGTCCCTCTGTATCGGGGAAGGCACATTTTTCATGTTCAGCTTGCGCAGGACTTGTGCTTCCTCAAGACCCCACTTCACGGCAATCTCAGTTACATCTCCATTCGTTTGTAGCAACTTACTGTTTTTTATGGTCTCGGTGATCCTTGCTGGGTTCCGAGTTCGTACGACTAACGTGTGGTTATCGACTATTTGCACTCTTTTTCTTTTCCTGTGTGCTGGTTTCGTTGACTAGCTGGCGTTTGGAATTGCGTTTGAAAGACCGGTTCTCGGAGGCGTCCATGACTGATAGTCCGTCTTTATGGGTTCCACCTTTCGATAGCGCCTTGTTATGGTGGACGTCCTTGCCGTCACCCTTACGCACCTTGCCGGCTTCCTCCATGATCCGCCTTGCTCTGTTGCGCTCGGCCCTCTTTTTCTTGACCTTTTCGGTGCCGTCATACTGCTCGTATTCTTTTTTATAGGGCCGGGGTTTGTTGACGTAAGGCATGCTGTCCTCCTAGATAGATCCACTAATTTTAGGCTCAAAGCTTTGCCCTGTATAGGT